ACCTTCTCGCCTGTGGTTGTGTTGAATACTCTGGTCACATCTAGCATTGGGCCAGTTGCGCGAGCCTTGTTCATTACCTGGTCAAAGAAGGTCTGTGGCACTGTGTCAGTTGAACTGCTCAATGCGCGAGCCTCAAAGGTGTGGGTTCCTGGGTTCAGTGCCAAGTTGCGCAAGGTGTCGGCTTCGCTTGTGGTTGCTTCTACAACCTCGAAACCTTTGGCTGCTGCTGCAACCTCCATCTGGCGCTCTTCCTGGCGCTGGAATACATTGATAGCCTCGTCAGCTTTTGCGATGTCAGCTTCAATCTTGTCGATTGATTCGCGTGTTTCAGCGTCAATTCCACCGCGCTCTTCTGCTTCATCTAGTCGAGTCTGTACCTCTGTGATGAGTGATGCGCGGAGTTCACGCTGAGCTTTTAGATACTCAGACATAATTTATCTCCTAATAGTTTGTTTGTCTTAGCGGTGGCGTTGACGCTCAACCTAGTCGGTGTTGACACTCAGACTTACTTCTATTGTATAACAGGCATGACAAAGCCCCTGAGCGGAAAGGGGTAACACTCAGGGGCTAAGGGCGCTTGGAGGACTAGCGCTCTTCGTCAGATGAAAGGACTCTGTTTTCCTTCTTGTCCACTGGCTTCTCTGCCTTCTGTGGAGCGTCTAGTCTAGCAATAGCCTCTGCCCACTTGTCTACATTGTTGTAGATAGCACCAGACTCAGGGTTGCCAGACAACTCTAGGATTAGATCCTTGATTTCTTTTTTGCTTGCCATGTTATGCCTTCTTCTTTAGGTAGTTTAGTTTGGTCTTCTTTAGGTCTAGCCAAGCCTGTGAGTCAAAGTCCTCACCTTGTTGCTCGGCTTGCTCAGGGCTAAGTGTGTCAATCACCTTAGACAACAAGCTCTTTTGCTCTTGGCTAATCTCTTCTCCGCCTTCTACTTTGAGAAGTGCGTCTGCTAGTTGATCAGGGTCAACATCTGCTCGCTTGGCAATCTTATCGAGTCCTCTAACTACAGCAGTTCCAGCGGTTGCCGAGTATGCAGGGAAGCTAACTAGACTTGCCTCAAATAGTCTTACGCTCTCTAGGGTGCGCTCTGTGCCTCGGCTGTTCCAGCTATCTTCGTTCACCGAGAATCCGAAGCTGAATGAGTCGATGTCTCCACGCTTTACCAAGTAGGCAATATCCCTACCGAGGTTAGTGTCAGGTAGCTCGGCAGTTACCCTCAAGCCCTTTTCATCTTCTCTAAGCTGTAGTGTCCCTGCTCTAGTTGAGCCGAGGACTGCGCTTGTGTCATGATTCCAAAGTAGCTTGATGTCGTTGCGAGCCTTTAGTGTCTGGCTGAAAGCTCCAGGTGCGATTGTCTCAGTAAAGCCACCGAGGTTCTCTGACCGAGAGTTGAACACAGCAGCGTAGCCTTCTAAGGTCATCCCATCTTCTGACCTGACCTCTAGGTCGCTAACCATAACTCTTTGCTCAAACTTGCTCAATGCTTCTCCTCTGGCTCTGCCTTCGTTCTCTTCTTCAATTCTACTAACGACTCCGTCAGCGTAATCCATAGCTCTTTGAGCTGACCTCTTAGTAGTGCCACCGCCCCAGAGAGCCATTGCCACAACTCCAGGACTAGGGAAGTTATCGCTATCAGGGTTAGCATCAGGAGAGTCGAGGTCATCCATATGACGAGCAATCCAAGCCCTAGTGCGTACCCATTTATCCGCTGTGACATTGCCTTCGGCCATTGCCCTAGCTTCCCTGACTGTGCGATCAACCAAGCCATCACCGGCAAGTCCTTCTTCATACCACTCAAGTCCTCGTCTTGCACTAGCTCTCATGTAAGCAGGTGCGCTTAGGTCAACCTGTCGTTCTTCGCTTGCATAGCTTTCGCCTGTGCCTGTCAGTTCTTCATAGCGCCCATGTGTTGAGCAAGGCATATAAATGGTCTGCCCATTGTCATCCATCGTGTGAGTACCCTCACAGCCAAGCTCTTCGGCTCTGTCTAAGGCTTCTGCCTCGGTAGTGAACCTGTCACCTGATAGGGCTGCTCTATCCTCGTCTAAATCGTCAATCTTGGTTAGAGTGGAGAATCTGTGTCCAACGAGGGTTTCGGTTGCGTTCCAACCTTCTTCGCCTTCTTGGTAGATCCTGATGAGGGCTGCTGGGTCGTCTTCTTCTCCGTTGATGGTGAAGCTTGAGTCTGGGACATTAATTGTTCCGTCTCGCTCGATTCGCTCAATTCTTCCTTGGGCTGTTCCGCCTCCGCTTTCCCATCGGACAAAATCTCCGACTTCGAGTTCATCGGGTTCCGCCCTGTCTTGTCTCTCGTAAGTGCCACCTGGTTCTATTCCTTCCGCTTGGGATACCGCAACCATTTGAGCGATTGCTGAGTCCTCGGTGTCATGGCAGGCAATTACCTCACCATCTTCTTTTACAACTGCCCAGTTAGGACATTCGTTTGATTCGTTGTCAATGAAATATGGCATTAGTCCCTCTTCGTTACTACTAGCACTCCGACCTCTAGCCCATCGGGGTCAGAGACAGCCCACAGGTCATCTCCTGGTCTGAGTTCGATTTGAAAGTCATCGCCTGGATCAATGTGAATTGAGTTAGTTGTTGTGACAGTTGATGGCCCAATGTGAACATACTCATTAGAACTTTTAGTCATGTTGTGCAATCTGACTTCTTGGGGCATGTTGTCAGGAGCAACAATCTGAGTTGCTGTTGTTTCTGACAGCGTGAAAACTGCGCTAGTTACCGGCATCGTCATCCACCTCATACAAGCTAGTCGGATCATTAGGGTCAAGTTGGGACAGCGGTTGTAGCTGTGTGCTTGGGATTCCGCTGTGTGAGATGTCCAAACCTAAGAACTCGGCAACGCTGTCTGGGTCATAACCACTCAAGACTAGGCGCTGTGCGATTCTTGCTCTTTCACCTGTTCCGCTTAGTCCAGCGTTTTCAACATTGACATTAGCCAAAGGTAGGCGAACAGTGTTTGCGTTGTCATCGTCAATCGGGCGCAAGCCTTCTAGTCTGCGAATATCGTTGACCGAGTAGAAACCTGACTGTAATCCTGTAGAGTAACCGCTTAGCCTAGTCTCGAAATCAGCCCTTAGGAGTCCGTCTAGGGTGAAAGCTACATAGGCGTTCTCTCCGCCCTCTGTGCGAGCCATCAAGGGGCTTAGAGCGCCCTCTATCTTCTCCACCAGCGGTCTGATGCAGAACTTGACAAAGTTCAGTGACTGTTGCTCCTGTGATGCAAAGGTTGAGGTTCCTGGGACTAGGAAGCTAAATGGGATGTTGAACACTCTGGCGATTGACTCAATCTCAAGTCTGCGAGCCTCGATGCTCTGAGTCTTGTCTGGATCTACTGATGTCTGTACATACTTAGCACCGCCTGACAGAATGCCTGTCTTGTGTGACTTGTTGCCGCGGTTAGCATGCTTAGCGTCAAAGCCTCTAGCTAGGTTCTCGGCTTGCTCGGCGGTGAGGTTACCAGGGAACTCAATGATTCCTGCTGTGCTTGCTCCGTTGCCAAAGAAGCGTTGTGCGTACTCGTCAAGGGCAGCGTGTAGTCCAAAGCTTTGCTTTAGGCTCTCGGTGCGTGATACGCCTTTGATTTGTCCAGGGCGAACAACATCTCTGATGTGGACTATTTCCTCGGTTGAATAAACCTTGTCCTCGCCATAGACCTCGTACATCACATTGCCGATTCCGTTGCGCTTGGCTTCGACTGTGGTCGGATTCAAGACAGTTAGGTTTGCTATCTCACCTGTACGCCTAGCAGCGGTTACCTTGATGTAGGCATTTCCGTCAACCAAGAGTGAGGTCACAATAGAGCTGTAGAAACCTGCCTTGTCTGGGAAGTCAATGTCTGGTCTTTGCACCCAGGTTGGTGTTGGTCTGAAAGGTATCTGTGCTCCATCCCTGCGTACATACGCCGAGATAGGCAAGGTTGAAACTGTGTTAGCGATTAGGGAGACTGCTGCGTAAACTGTGTTGATCTGTAGGACTGTGTCCTCATTGATGAGAGTCCCTGAGCGTGTACCTAGCTCAAAGTCAACTCCACCGGCTCCCCATATTGTCTGAAAGCTGATAGCTCGTTCCTCAGAGCCTCCAAAGAAGTCAGCGAGCATTTCTCTCCAATACGATTCCAAAGGCAGTTGCGAACAATCCGCCCAATATAATTCCTGCTGGCAGGTAGATTATCCCTGCCCCTATTGCTATGGCAGTCGTTCCGATTGCCTGTAATGCTGTAGCCATATCCGCCTTATACAAAAAATTCTGGCACTATCTGCTCTTCTATCCTACTAGTTGCTCGGTCATATGCCATTAGCAAAGCGATGGCGAGGTCAATCTTGAGCTTAGGGTTGCGATAGTCCTTAGTGATACGAGCGCCTCGGTTGTTGTCTATCTTGAGAACACAGTTGTCTAAGTGCCTAGCTAGAGCTGCGTCTCCGTCATGTTTGAGCTTTCCGTTCATGATTGCCTCATAGAGCTTTGAGGTTGCTGGGACTGTTCTCTGTACGCTGTTTCGATATTCAACGACAGGGATGCCATAGTCATTCCACTGGTACATTTCATCCTCCCAGTAGGCAGGGTCACAAGCCATCTCTCGACAGTTAGGGTGTTCGTCAAAGAAGTCCATTACTGTCTTAGTCACAGCGCCCTTGTCAACTACCCAGCTATCGTCATCAAGTGCGAAATCTTTCTCCCAGCTTGCTACTCTTTTCACTCGGTAAGCTTCGCCTTCTTCTCTCGGCATGATGACAGCGACTAGAGCGGTTGAGTCGTTCTTCCATGATCCGTCAAAGCCGAGAACATACTCGTCATCCTTAGTCATCTCAAACTCTTCGGCTAGGTTCGACCAGGCTCCTGCTGGTAGCCAAGCTTCTTTGCGGTTCACCCACTGATTGAGTCGCTTAGTTCTAAACTCTGCTTCAGGTGTTCGCCTGACCGCTGAGCGCATATCCTCGATAGAGCTAATGTCACCGAGTCCAGGGTTAGAGTCATGCCAAGATTCCTCGTCTGTGTGAGCGACATCCTCTCGACCTTCCCACCAAGCCATATAGAAGCTGTCATCCTCGACCTCTCCGTTAGTGATGCGCTTGCCATAGTTGTAAAGGTTGTAAGCGATTGAGTCTTGACCTGTGTTGTCTTGCTTCACTCCGGCAGTTGTGATTGCAATCATCTGAGCTGACTTCCTTGCACCCATGGCTAGAGAGAACACATCGAATAGCTCTCGGTTAGGAGCGGTGTGTAGCTCGTCATAGATGACCGCTGTCGGCGAGTAACCCTCGGCACTTGCACTCTCGGCTGATCTGACTCGATAGACCGAGCCTGTCTCTGGTATCTCGATAGCATCCCTGTACATCTTTGCCATAGACATAAGCTCTGGGTTCTGCTCAAACATCTTCTTAGTTTCACCGAATACGATTCGCGCCTGTTCCTTTTCAGAGGCTAGTGAATAAACCTCGGCTGATGGACTGAGGACTG